GGGAGGCTTTTTTCTTGAGTTTTTTCGGTCTACGCATGGCTGTTTTCTCCTATTTTTTGGATTTGGTGTCAGTTAGACCAGTTACATCTAGTAGAGCACTGGTCTGGCCGCCCTCGTCAATGGCGGCTTAGGTCGGGTCTGACGACCCTTCGGGCTCTTGTTCTGAGCCGTCAGAGGCCTTTGCCTCTTTCTTTTGGGGACGGGTACCGTCCGATTTTTTTGGCTCGTCCTGGGGCTCTGGAGGACGAGGTGTTGCGAGACCCATTTTAACCATTTCAGGTAGATTTTGGGGGTCGCGTGCAAATTCCACGAATTTGAGGGGTGAGTTTTCGAATCTAGATCGAATGTCGGAGGGTAAAGCCATGAAGCTTTCCTCCGCTTGAATGACCTGATTCAGCGAGAGCTGATAGTCAGGGATGTTTGAGAAGTCCCCGTAGGCTTTTTGTATGTTTTCTGATTGCTCGACAAGCTCGCGTACGGAGTGTGATTTGATGATTTGGTTGATGTCGCATTCATCTTTGGCTGATTGTTGCGTGAGGGTTGGTTTTGAGAATGATTTGGTGACCTTCACGGGTTGGCCATAAGCGATGCGGATAGTTGGATAGGTATGTTTTGACATTTTAGTTTCCTTTAGAGGTGCGGGAAGATGTTTTTGATACCCTGCGGGGTTTCCCTTTTTTGCTGTAGCGGGTGACGGTGACTTCATGATGCTTGGAGCGTTGCCCAGCATGATAGTTGCGATTGGCCTGATAGGCACTATTGGCCTGACCGGCCATGTTTGCGCTCCCTTGGAGCGATCGAGAGATTAGGCTTATCGCGTGGAGCACTTTGCCGGCTCCAGTTTTGTAGAAGTCGTCTTCAATTTTGCCTCGTGACGCTGCCGCTTTTGCAGAGGCGAGAGATTCAGCGGCGATAAGTGTTTGCGCGTCTGTATTACGCGCTTGAGCCATGGCCGAATTGGCCTGGGCTTTTGCGGCTTGCGCCTGGTCGGCCTTGAGGCCGGTGTCCGCAGCGATGTTGAGGAGCTCGGCGGTGTTGCGCTTCACGGCTATGGCCGAATTTGAAGCGGCGGTTCCCCCGGCAACGGCTGCGGCCCCGATGTTAGGCGGGGTGTAGCTGGAACCGCCGGGGGTCCCGGCGCCTCCTTGTTTATAGGCCAAGATTGGGTTTAGGCCAGCTTTTTTCATGTCGGCCATACCACGTTGGTATTGACTGCCGGACATGCGTTCTTGGAACGCTGATTGCTCCCTGGCGGCTTTTTTTGCTGATGACTGCTGGAAGAGCCCACCGATGCCGCCGATGATGGCTCCGCCCAGTCCTGTGAGCCAGCTCATCAGAAGTGATCGATGAGGCCGGGCACGGAGTAGGTCGGCATAGGCCGCGCGCAGGTGAGTTTGAAGTAGCTGTCCCATATGATGTGAGGCTCCGTTTGAACCGCGATTACGCGGTCTACTGGAGGCTCATCGATGATGAATTCATCGTTAAGGACAGGGAGAGCATCGAAGTCTTGGGCTAGATGCCAGCTATCGAGGGTTTGAGTTGCATTTGACCGGAAGCGTCCGGTGATGGTGGAAGGCTTATAGCGGTATTCCGCAAAGCGTTCCTGAAAGCCGAAGACCTTTTCGTCATCTGGGTCTTCAGCAGAGGGCACTGTGGGCCCCTGGGCATAGATTTCTTTGTTAAGGACGGCTTGTTCGCCGAGGTGAGAGAGGACGGGCATGTAGTAGTCAAACCGGGTGGACCTGGTCCACATGCGGTTTAGCCCTTGTTGGTAGTTGAGGTCCGCACGGACCGACGCAAATCCGATAATGATTGAATGTTCAGTGAAGGATTTTGTGAACCCATGTCGGTCGACGCTGAGCGTACCCTGCGCAGCAAGGTTGCCTTGTGGTGAAACCGCTGCGTCGGTAGCGGAAGTTTGAGCAATAGGATTGATGTTAATTGGAGTGCTGCCTCCTCCAAGATATTCAGGACGCTGGAGTCTTGCGTCCGGTGATGTGACACCAAAATGCGAGCGTACAATTTCTGTGTAGCGAGTGCCGCCACGCGCGTCGCGCTCGTATAGCTTTTGAATTTGAAACGCCTGACGTAGTTCATTGATTGTACTCGCGGTTGCTTCGGACAAATCGGCATAAATTTGCGGGAGGTTCGTTGGCCCCACTGTTGTGGCGTCCAACTGTGCCTGGACGCCCAGCTGGGCAGACCCCCCGTTAAACTTTGGCGTCTGAACGGCGGCATTCTGCCCGAATTGGGAGCCGTCAGTGTTGAAGTAAGTATTGGTGGTATCTGAGGCCGCTGTATCGCGGATCCCTATCCCGCTCACTGGAGCTAGGCTTCCCAAGGGAAGATTCACCGCGGGGCCTTTTTGCGGCCATGGCAGTGCCGATGTGAAATAGTCGTGTCGCTTTCCGCGACGTTGGAGAGGATAATCTGCAGGATCGTCTGGGCCGTCGCCTTTATCGACGACGAGACTGTCTTGCAGGTTTTCGTCCCGATACCATTCGTTCCAGATTAAGTTGTGCGCCCTGTGGAACAGAGAGCTGTGTGACAGGCCTTCTACTTTTGTTGGTATGGCGAAGTAGTCAGCGAGCGAAAGCTCGGCGTAGCCCCCTGTAGGGGCCACCATTTGCGGCGTGACGAAGTCGATACTATCGCCGGGGTTTTCTTGTTCGCCTTGGAATTTTTGGAAGTTGTCCCAGACAAGTCTGAGGGGTACGGCGAAGAACTGCGTTTCGATGTAGAGGTTATCCATGAACGGATGGAGTGGAGTCGCAAGGCGTCCGAAGCCTTGCATTTTGCAGTTGAACGTGTCGCCGGGCAGAGCCTCGTCCACAAAGATTGGGACGAGATAGCCGGCGTCGAATGTGGTTTTGTTCCCGTGGCTGCGATCGAAGCTCGATCGAGGGATATCAGCCGAAGGCACTTGGCTGAAGTTGTGGCTCATGACTGAGGGTATTCTGGACATTTTAGTCCTCCGTTGCTGGGTTTGCTTCCATGATGGGCTCCGGCGATTCATACGCGGAGATGACGCCATTACTGTCGTCGAACTCGCCGAGGCGGTCCATTCGGAAGTCTTCTGGAGTTTTAGAGAATTGGCTCTCGGTGTCCCGGAGAGCTTGGGCGAAAGACCTCGATGCGGTCATTTCGTTAGTTTCATAGAAAGGCCGCGTATAGGCTTTGGCCTTGCGATCATAGATCGAGAATATTTGCAAAATCATTCGAGGTTCCGTTTCAATTGATTGAGTTGTGCTTTTTTTACGATTTCTTTGACCTTTAGCCGATCCGGCGTTTGGTCATGTTCGTGCAGTTTTGAGGCCTCCTTTCGTCGCCGTTTGATTTTGGCGAAATCCGATGGGTAATCGATTTCATATTGCCCATTATAGTATTTGGGCGGTTTAAGCTTTTTCCCGTTTAAGACGATGTAGTCGCCAGGGTAAACGTCTGGGGTGTATTTGTCGAGCCAGGCCTTTCCAATGCCAGGTCGACGAGACATTGTAGTGTACTCGGGCCTTTGTTGGTGGATTTCACCTGTATCGGCATCGGCCCATTGATAATGCTGTTCAGCTTTTTCTCCAGTGACTTTTTTGACGATATATCTTGCAACGTAAGCGGCGGATTGAAATGTAACATCGCCGATTGTGGAGAAGCCGAAGGGCCAGAGCTTTTCGAGACTCGGACTTCTGTAGAGGGGATTTTCGCGCGACTGCCGCCATAGTTTCTTGTCGGCGAATTGGTGTCCAAATAAGCACGCGTGGTAATGTGGACGTCCATGATGTGTCCCGTACTCGCCGCAGTGATAAAAACGAATTCTATGTCCATGATGTTTCCTTAGCCGTTTCATGAATTTTTGCCAGTGGTCTAGGCGGAGGGTGTTCCCTGGAGGGAGATGTTCGTCCGCGTAGGTTAGTGTGATGAAGCAATTTTGCTCATGCATTTGGGCTTCGTGGACGCACCGGATGGCCCATTGACGCGAATGCTCCAATCGGCATCCGATGCATTGTCCACATGGCAACGTGACCGGCCGGTCAACGAAGCCACTCTTTCTGTCAAACACTACAGAACGCCGGCCTGACGGGTTAACGTGTTTCGACAGGAAGCCTTTGAGGGGGTGATAACAGGGCATTTGCCTATTTGCGAATGCCGCCCCTCATAACTTTTGAGACGTAGTTGGACTTTTTGACTTTGGTCCCTTTGCGGAAGTTTTTTCGGGAGGCTTTTTTCTTGAGTTTTTTCGGTCTACGCATGGCTGTTTTCTCCTATTTTTTGGATTTGGTGTCAG